TTGTACCTGTGTTAGCACGGAACATAACATAGTCCCCCTGCTTACACCAAGCCCCTGTCGGAAATCTTTCTTTATCCGCATATGCTTGTTCACCCATATCCATAACTAGTCCCATTATAGACATTATGTGATCGAGTCTCTTAGCTGTATCTGTTTTTAGTATGTTGCTACCTTCATACGTATCTTTTTGTTGAGGTAGTGCTACTAAAACACGATATCCTACAGGTTTAGGGAGTTGTGCATCTATTTCGTTATCAGTTAGCACTGGCTGATCTATTGCTGGTTCAGTCATTATCTTCTTCCATTTGGTTGCGCGAGAGGTCTTCTATTAATTGCTTACTGACCTCGAGACCCCGTATCAAGCCAGTGACCTCCTTATACTGGGCAAAGTCTTTGGGACCCCCCGATGTAAGGAATTGTGTTGAAGATAACTTCTGTTCTTCTATTTGTTGTATGAGCACGTCAAAGACGGTTTTAGCCATGATTATCCTTTATTTCATAGTTTTAAGTATTTCAAGATTACGTTTATCTGTTTTATCTTGTTTATCTGTAGATAGTTTAACGCCTTCTTTCTTGGCATCTATAGCTATTTCAGCTTTGTCAATTCTTAGCTGTTCTTTATCTTTAGCGGCTTTCAGTTGTAACTCTGCCTGTCTTAACTTTATGTCTGCGCTATCTTTCTTAGTTTTACGCTGGACTTCTGCTTGTTTTAACTGAAGCTCTGCTTGTTGCATCTGTACTACAGGGTCTTGAGCTTTCTGTTGCGCCTGTTGTTGTGCTGCCTGTTGCTGATGTGCCTGAGTTAACTGTTTACCTGCCTCGGCTACAGCTCTAGCTAGTTGTACTTCTACATCCTGATCTAACTCTTCATTAGGTGGTGGTAGAGGTGCGCCTAGACGCTCTTCCATCTGTTTACGATAATTAAACCCAAGATGTTCTGCTATATGGGCTTGCAAGGAAGCCATTATCTGGCTTGCCTGTGGATTCTGTCCTATCATCTGTGCGACTGCTGGGTCCTGCATAAACGCTGTATGTGTCTGTATATGAGCATCGTGATCTTGATATATAAATGCTCTCATAGGTTTACCGACTAAGGCGTTCATGTTTTCACTGACTGGATCTGCAGGCTTCATGTCTTCTTTTATAGGAATAAGTTTGTCTGCGTTCTTAACTCCTAACACTTCTATCATCTGCCTATGCAACTGTGGTAAATCATATATCTGTGGTGCTGACTGTGACATCTGCAATACAGCCTGATACTGTACAACTCTCTGTGCCATGGTCGAACTATTAGGATCGCTGACGGGTATAACCTCTACTAACATATAATCAGCTTGTCTAGCACCAACCTCACCTCTGGCGGGTTGATATGAATACTCGGCTGGCGCGTATTCTGCTAGTAGAGTTTTGAGGAGTTTAAACTCTTGTTTCATAGCATAGTGGACGCGAGCTTGTACTGCAGCCATAGGCTTTAGAGTCCGCTCAAGGAGTGCCAGCGTCGTGCCAACTGGAGCATTAGCTGACATATCTGATATGTTCATATCGCTAATTGCGCCTAGTCTTCGGCCTTCTGTGGTAATCTGATTAAGCAAAGCTAGTAATGTTTGACTTGGCTCTTTGTATGGAAGTGGCATAATGTTGTCACGAATACTGCCTGATGGTACGTCAACATCTTTAAATTCTCCAGGTTCTATAGGTGTGTCATCACCCTTAATACGCAGCCCACGAGATTTAAGACCTCCAGGGAGATTGGATAATGTACCTGCATCTACAAGCTGACGTATTAAGGATGTACCCGCGCGGGCGTATCCACCTATAATGTGGATAAGACCTAATCCATAAAACCCAAATCCTGGTACGTACACATAATGTACGAAATGCTGTCTTTTTAATTTAAGCTCATCATCAGGGTTCCAGTTTCTACGAATAGATAATACTTCATTAGAGCCTCGCTCTATAGTAATAACGTATGGCTTGGCAATATCGTCATCAGAATCATCGACACCTTCAATAACTATGTCCGCATGAACCTCGTATATACTGTATCTGTCGTCATTGTTAAGAGAGTATCCACCTTCTTCTGCTTTTCTTTCTTCTATATCTGTATGATATGCTTGTGGCTCTCCTAGATCTACATCTCGGTAAAACGTATTTGCCTGTAACTTCTTTAATTCGTTCTTTGTTTTTCTCATCACGTGAGTAACACGTTCTGCTGTCTCTACATGCGAGGCGCCATAAGGTACTATCACGTCCTCGGCAGGTATATACAGGGCAACCTGTCGTCCTATGTTTGGATCATAATAAACCTTTTTAAAGGCAGAACCTGCTAAACCCAAACTATAAAGGAGGCGTTCATGTTCGGGACGATATTCAACCATGTTCTCAGTGAGCTCATAATTCATATCAGATTTGACACGGGACGCTGCTTCATCTTTTTCCTTAGTTTCCTCGCCAAGCAACTTTGTCTTAACAGGTCCTGCGGCGGGAAAGGTTTCACTCATAGTCTCAGCTTGGAATCTTATGGCGGCTTCTGCTAATACTGTGGAATATACACCACATGCGCCTTCCCAAGGCTCTGTACGTTCTTCGTACTTAAATCCTAAAACATCTAAACCTTTGACATAAGCATCTGCCCAATCTTTACGGCTGCTAAGATCAGTTTCTACCATGTCAACGATGTCATCAGCTAACTTAGATAATTCGTCTTCGTCCATTTCTTCGGCAATGTTTGCGTTGAACCCACCCTTCTTAGTATCTCCACCAGGGATTATAGTAACTTCTACGCTACCATCATCTAGTGTGACCATGTCGGGATTTACAATTTCAATCTCTAAAGCCTCTGCTGCTTCAGCTTCTTCTTCTATTCCTATTGGAGCAGGACTCAAACTTTTTTCTATTGCCATTAGTAGTATCCACTTCCTCTGCGTTTAAAATATACAGTATCTTCTGGTTCGTCACTTGGTAGTCTTATAAACCCACCTTGTCTAAATCGCATAAGTGCCATAACGGTAGAGTCAACTAAGTCATCATGACTCATAAATGGAAATCCTGCAATCTCTTCTACAACTTCTTCTGCCCACCTAGTTTCTGGAACCCAACATAGTCCCGATGCTACAATATCAGATACAGAGTTTAACCTTGCCAATTTATCGCCTGACCCCCTGTGAGGTGTGTATTCTTGTACGGGTAATCCCATCCGTCTCATCTCTTGGTAAAGCGCAGTACCTGAACTTTTCTTCTCCACTATGAACGCGTCTGGCTCCCATTCTGCATATTCTTCCATCGCCAATTCTTTTAGCTCTGGGAACTCCATACGCTTTTTTATACTATTTAGCAATATAATATTATATGCGTCAAGATCTTCGTTAAGAAAAACTCCCCATGTAGTTAGTGCCGTATAGTCAGCTCTGTTGTGTTTTTCTGCCGCGGCATCCAGTGACATGATAACGTATTCACATGACGGAGGTTGCTCGTGTGTCCACATCTGCCACCACTCCCTCTTCACAAGGGCGGCTTCTTCTGCGGTAGGTTCTTGCTGATACTGTGCGTTCCACTGAAACACAGGCATAGATGCTTTAGTACGTAGTAGTGCGTCTAAATCAAAGAACTCGGGCCATAGGGGTTTCTGCTCTGACTTCTTAGTCTTCTTACTAATAATATCCAGTATGGCAGGAAACTCCACGACCTCATACTGGTCGGCTTTCTCATTCTGGCTCATGTCTTTAGTCACACGACCTGTCAGGTCATCCATGTGCCAACGTGTTTGTATAATAGCCACACGCCCCCCAGGCATTAATCGTGTCCTCGCTCCATATGTAAACCATTCATATGCTTTCTCGAAAACTCCAAAGTTTCCATTAATGACATCTTGCTCGGAGTGGGGATCGTCAACGAGCAGGAGATCAGCCCCACGACCAGCAATAGATGAACCAATACCACACGCATAATATTCTCCTCCTGAATTTGTATTCCATCTTCCCGCTGACTTAGAGTCTGATGCAAGCTGCACCGTTGGGAATATGGACTGATACTCATCTGTAGATATAAGATTACGTACTTTTCGACCAAAGTCTACTGCTAAATCTGTAGTATGTGATACCATCATCACTTTTTTGTTAGGATTTCTACCTAAAAACCAAGCTGGGAAGAAGATAGACACTAATTGCGACTTACCATGTCTAGGTGGTATGTTTACACATATTCTGTCTTTTTTACCCTGTTCTATGTCCATAAGCATGTTTGCCAACATCCTATGATGCTTACCAACAATGTAATCTGGCTGCATATGTTTACAAAATGCTATAAGATCATCGTATACAGTCTTGATATTCTTACGTTTTCCTAATTCATCAACCAATTTATCGATTTCCTGCACTTCTTCAGGTGTATATTGGTCTAAATTAGCCAACATAGTGCTGATTTCGTCCTCAGAAAAATCGATAACGGCTTCACTCATCTTTAGTCTTCCAAAAATACTCGTCAGTATCACCCAACCTAGTCATATTCCCATTTTCTACCTGATATTCTATGGTACTAACCTTAAAATCAGGGTCTAATGGCTTCTGTGGGGTCAAAGAATTGTCATAAACCCTCATTCTGTTGTTTGGATACAGGCAAAACTGCCCATTTTCTAACTGTAACAGGTTATGAGACTTATGTTCAGCTGGTGTTTCGCTCGTACTATAATCAATTCCGTTAGCATCCGCATGATAATTGTCTATAGTGCATATATAAGAACCTGCTAATGTGCCATGATCTCTACTTAACACCTGAAAATCCATTGAACCGATGAACTGCTTGCAAATAGCCACCACCCCATAATCCATACAGTTCCAGAACTGGAGATTATTAAGAGGTAAGTCAGGAGTGGGTGTTTCAGGTCTAGAAACGAACGCGCTAATAGGCAACTTATCAAACAAAGCGCCGTATTCAGGCAGATAAGTCTCAAAATAAAATGCTCTTCCAGGAATAGATTTACATGAGACCCAGACCCCACGTACAAATTCACCATGTCCATCTTTCAAATCTCTCAGGTATTCTTTACGTACCCACACATCTTCTGAAGGTAAATTACAAATTAACTCACTCATCTTCTGCACCTAACTCCTTATCTAAATCAAACGACTCCCCATCAATCACAACAGGAGCCCTATCATCTTCTACTTTAATTAACTTATTTAACTTAGCACGCAGTTTCTCACGTAGATCGTCAGTGGACTGGTGCGTTACCGTAATCTCGGACTTTTCTGCAAACAAGCTAACGTCAGACATCTTACCTAGAAGCTCCAAAGCACGGATACGAACTTTAGGATCTGGGTTCTCAGTCTCTAACAATAATTTGTTTGTGACTAGGTGTCTTATATGAGTAGCACTCTCGACAACAGACTGCCCGAACTCTTTTAAAATATTGTTTGTTAACACAAGACTGGCAGGTGTAAGTGCTGCTGCTTTCTTTGTAGTAACTTTTTTAGATGTGGCTTCGGGGTTGTCTGCATATGCAACGGTTAGTTTTGCTGCAATATCTTTATCTTCCTTAGTAGGTTCTAGGTCTAACCCATGCTTTTCCAACTCTTTAGCAGACTTGGCTGCATACTCCGTGCGTGTTTTTAAATCCACGGGTGGCAGGTTGGGAGAAAACTCAATACCTAACTCAGGTTCTACAGTTATAGTCATATGTTCTCGTTGCAGGTTGTTAACCGATGTTTCATATATACATATAAAAAATTTTTTGGCAAGTGGTTTTGGGACTCCTATGGGGGGCCTTTCCTATATAGAGGGGGGTGGGGGTCAAA